AATAAGCAGGTCCTGACCTGACTCAGATGCGGAAACCTTGACGGAGGTTGGACCGCTACTATTCTCAGTCCAAGGTACGTAGATATATCCAATCTTTTGCACTTCCGCTCTTCCAGCGGTATTTGCCGGCGAAACAAGATTGAAAAAGTCAATTTGATATCTTTCGCTTACCGCAGGAAGCCGACGGTAAATCGGACGACCACCAGGCACCCACTCCGTTGGACGTGACTGCAAAGATTTTGCAATTATGTATTGAGGTGAGAGTAAATTAGCTGCGACAGTGGCGGGTGTTGTGACGACTTGTTCAACTCCCCCATTGATTGGGATTAGCTGCTGTGACATTTTACAGGTTCAAGGTGCCTTCACCATAAGTAGGCGGTGTGTAAGGGTACTGGGTTCCGCTGTACCAAGAAAGCTGCGGCGTTACAAGAGCAGAAGGGGTATTCTCCCAGACAAAAACGCTATTGCCCCGTGAGTTTGTAAAACGTCCTTTGTCTTTCGGAATCAACGTAATCTGAGCGATGCCCAGCTTGATTGCGGAGATGTCTCTACCGAGTTGGGAAAGAATGCTTTCTTCGCAGTTGTACTTAGAAACGTAACGCAGCAAGTTGCCAGCATACTCCTCATTCCGTGCCGTATTCACAACCGTTGTGTTTGTCCAGTTGGTGACTGTTGAGCTCGGGGTAAATGCCTTCATTACGCGATAGAGATTTCTCCCATCCTCGGACAGAATTGTATCCTCCGCAAACTGATTGTAGGCGGGGTTAAAGAAAGGGATGTAATTAGCAATCGGAATCTCAGTTTGCTGACCTTGCGCGGTGAGAACAAAGGAACCATTATTTGCGTAAATGTAAAACTCAAACAAAGGTGTAATATTCGTGGTCGCCGTGTAAGAGAGTACCGTGCTTCCTTGGCGGAAAAAAGTCCGATCTCCACGGAAGAATGTGAACATTCTCACTGGTGTTTTCACCAAACTTGTTGTGGAGTTTAGTTCGGCAACGAGTTGAGCGTATTGGCTGGTGTTGGCGTAGAGTGGGAAAATCAAACCCTCTTGAACCATTACACTGGCGTCCACACTTGTAGGTGTAAAGTATGTTGCGGCAATGTAGTACTCTTTCGGAGAGGCTGCATCCTTTTGATATTGAAGGTATTCTCCGGCAGGGAACCGGGGACCGTACTTGTAAATAGACAACCCACCGTCCCCATTGTTCACAACAATCTCACGAATTATCCCTTGTTCTGCAAGACCGTCAAAATAAACACTCACGGTTTGTTGATTTGGTTGATACGTGAAAGTCTCAACCACGTATGCGTACTTGTTGACAACTCCTTTGGTGAGGTCCACATAGTTGTAGAATGGGTCGGCCACGGGACTTGGTCCGGAACCAATCTGCGGCGTATAGACCCAGGTTCCAGCGGTGTAGGAAGTTCCGGGAGTCAGAACTTGCGGGGTAATGGGAGTGCCAAGAACAGCAGCCGATTGAGCACCGGTGATGTCGTTGGTGGCGGGTTGGAGTGTGAAGTTTTGATTAACAACCCAGACAAAAGTTCCTGGGCGCTTGTTGAGGGCAATGGGTGATGTTGGGTCGGGAATAAACTCATCAACAGCGTAGTCATACTCCACAATTTGAGGAGTGTATAACGTTCCTGTCGTTGCAACGTAGGCGTTACCGACAACCCAGGGGCTGTAGCTCATAGCCGCACTGATTTGACTTTGTGTAATTAGAGCGTTAATTGCAGTAACTACTTCTGACTCTACTGTTATATTCTGAAGAATTACGTGTAACTGCCCATCGCCGCCAATGGCGGGGTTCCAGTAAACAACCTCTCCCCGAAGGTAAACTCCGGGCAACAGGTCCCTAATCTGCTGAAGAGCCAGGTTGCCGTAAATTGTTTGGTCTTTCTTAACGATCGAGTACGGATTGAAATCTTGGAGTACAGGATAGTAGACAGGGATGGGAAGTAGGGTCTCAACTAAGTCGTTCTTTGTTAGAATAGTTCCACTGGGCTCAAAAGTATACACTTGCGTGTAAGTTGCCGCAGAGGGTGTCAACAGGGGAGGAGTGTTGTAAGCGGCACTCAGTTCAATGTGAGGGTTGATGAAGCGGTCTGTCGCATCAAATGTTGAGTAAAAGGCAGCGTCAACATCGGAGACAGTTGGGTCAGTTGTAGCAGGAAAAAAATTTCCAGGCGTAAGAATGTCAAACAACCTGTTACGGAAGTTCAACGAAGTGTCGCGCAGATTAACACCGAAAGAGCTGTTCGCGTCAACCTCAAGCGTGATGTCGTACTGAACTTGACTGAGCGTGAAAGGATACAGGTGACCCTGGTTCTCCACGGGCACAGAATAGTTCACGGCATTCTGACCACGCTCAAGTTGAACTTGAGTGAGTTCCACTCCGTCGGGACCCAGAACGAAGAAAGAAACCTGGCCATTCGGCAGCAGGTAGTCAGTCAGGTAATTGTAAGTTCCCTGGTTAGGGCGGTTGGGTTGAACCGAAGTAAGGGTACCAGCCCCGTAAAAATCCTCGAAGAAACCTTGCCAGTCTTCTTGGCTGACAGGATTTTTGCGACGAATCAGTGTGAAGAAACGTTCCTGAACTTCTGCAAATGTTTCAACGTCCGACCCACCAACGGCAGGCTGCGGGTTGGTAACAGTGAGGCCAGCAATTCCAATCGCGGGTGACCCTGTGATTGAGTCGGCGGGGCAGTTGTACTGGCTACCGACGTACTGAGATGCAACATTAACCTTGACCGTTGATTGCCCTGCCGGAATGACAAAGGCTTCGGTATTGATGAATGTTATCGCCTCACCACTGGTAACGGTGGCGTTTGTTGTAAAGTTTGACCCAACAGGAATGACTGTGTCAGTGTTGCTGGGGGAAATGGTGACGACCAGCTGGGCAACGGAAGAAGTCCCCAGGCGCCGCATGGCTCCCAGGAATGGTCCGATCCACTCAATCAGGATGGACTCCGGAAGTTGATTTGCCCAGAAAAGAAACTCCCCTTGGGCAAAAGATTGCCCTTGAATTAACGCAGCAAGGGGGTTGCCTGAGGAAAAGTCGTTAAGAGTTTGATTACTGGCTTCATATACGACCTGAGCTGCCTGCTGGGCAATCTCAGCTTCGTTGCGAGGGTCGATTGAGACAGCCGGAAGGGGGGCGTAGCGTGGCACAGTTTTACCTCGTCAAGGTACGGGACATACATCAGGGTTACCTGTGCCGTCATAGTTATTGCAAGTGCCACCGGTTGTGGCGTAGTACCCATTATCAACTACCAGTTCTGCGACGATATAGTCCGCCCACTCCTCGAGGATTTTCTTTGTGATAAGGTCTTCGGGGTCCAACGCACCCCATTTTTGAGGTACAGTGGGAGTGGGAATACCGCCGGCATTGTCAAATTTGCCATTGGTTGTAAAACTTTTTGGCGCATTCGCCAACACGTTTGCTGGGTTGCCAAGTAGTAAGGGGTCGTAGCCGTAGCTCCACGGGCCTGTAACTACCTTGCTTCCGCTGATTGGGAGGCCCGTCTGGTAGACACCACCAGCGGTCTCAGGCTGATCCGTTTGAAGAGTTACGTAGCGATTGTCGAGACCATCGGGTCCAGACAAAACAAAAGAGCTAATGCCTAGGGGAGGATAGTGCCAATCCAGGTCTTGGCCGTCGAAGAATATTTGCTGCGCTCCGTTAAGCCACTGACTAGTGACGATGACTCCGGAACTAAACGTCGTCTTTGCCATGAATCCCTTTCGGATTGGGTGCTTTTAAGGTTTTTACCCTACACGCATTTGCCTCTGCGTAAGTGCTGTGAGAGGTTGCCAGGGTTCATTAACTTTCCACAGTGAGGGCACGGCTGAGTTGAGGTGACGATTTTTGTCAGAGTTTTCGATTTGACTTCACTCGTTTTGAATGCGGACTCTGACATTTTTTGCTTTGTTTCTTCGGTGTGTGGAGACCTAGGTTCTTTTCTCCTCTCCCAATTTCCTTCCCCCACGTTATAGAGGTAAGGACTTCCTTCGTACAAGGAGAGTAAAGACTTTTCTGTATTTCTGTCCTCTCTTTCATCCTCACTCCACTCCCATTTGAATGCCAAGGGGTCACTTTGTAAATCTTTTTGGAATTGGGTGTGCCCTCGCCCTGGTGCTAAGGTGTGGTGAGTGCCTTTTCTTGCCATGTAACGGCAATAGTTCAACGCTGACCCGATGTAAAATTGACCGGTTTTAGTGTTTGTAGCAGTGTAGGTAATCAAAAAAAAAATGCCCCCAGGAATAACCTGAGAGCATTATAGCGGTAATTTACTTAAAGTAAAGTCCAGTAATTAATCACGGGACCAATAATTCACGGTAAATTCAACCTCGATGTTTTGCACATCGCCTGACTCACGATCAACCTCACCCGTGGTAATGTTCACGAACTGACATTCGTAGCAGACGTATTGACCGCCACCAGCAGCGGCGCCATCGCCATCACAACTTGTGGGTGTGATAGTGACAGTGATCGGATTACAGTTGTAATCCAGCCAGAACTGCTCCAGGCTCTTAAAGATGGTGGGATCGTAGGGGGCACCCAGAGTCACGTTATCCGCAGTCCGAGGACCCGATACGTGGTAAATACGGTTTCCGGTGCCGTTGGCGTAGGTGGTGCTTTCTGCGGAATCATTGATTCCGCTGAAGGTAGTGAAGACCCCAGTGAAGGTGGGGCCACCAATCGCAGTAAACGAGACAACGTACTGCGCTTTGGTTAATGGACGAAGAATAGCCATAGGAACACCTCTTATAATTCCTTCCTAATCAGGACAGAATGTCGGTGACCATCGCGCCAGAACCGATAGCACC